GGCAAAGAACTAAATGAACCCTGAAAAGCTGTATAAATATCTTCTTTAGTTTTATTTGTGAATGACTTACTTACACGAGCAATAAAATCATTAAAATCAATACGACCAGAAAGAACCCTATTGAGTTCTTCATAAATTTTAATAGCTTTTAACTGAGTTTTAACAGCTACAGTCGTTGCGCCATTAAGCCTCTGACGACGAATTCCCTGAGTACCTTCTGCAATATCAGAGACTGTAAATAGCGAATTATCAGGAACAACAAATTCGTTTTCATCACCAAGAGCAAGATTACGATAATCTACCATCTGCATAAAGAATTCATCGCCAGTAAGACCTTCAACAGTTGTTTTCTGAATGATTTCCTCTATGATAGAAAACAAACCATTGCACTTACCATCACGAATTGCTTTATAATCAAGTTTAGTAGAACCATTATTTGCATCCACAAGTGCCTTACGAAGCACTTCCATAGAATCAGACTGTGAAAAATTACCTGCAACCTTACCTTTATAGGAATCTACAGCAAGTTTCACAATATCATTATTATTAGCCATTTATATTTAACCTTCTTTCATTTTAATATTATGATTAAGCAACACCGACAACATAATAAGTGTCAGTACCAACTGTATCAACATCAGCAATCGTACCAAGAACGGTTTCGGTTGTTACAGAAGTTTTGATTGTCATTTTTGTAGAACCAGCAGCAACAGTTACATAATTACCTTTAGCAGGAGTCGTATCAAATGCCTCTACTGTAGCGGAAAATGTATCTCCTGTCTGTAATTCAATTGCTCTAAAAGGTTTACCAGCTTCATTCTGATAATCTTCAAGACCATGATATGTAGATTCATCATACATAAGCTCTACACCACAAGCAAGAAGAACATTCCTTGTTGCAGTAGCAGGAGCAGTAGCTTTATAAATTTCACGCTCACCATCCATAAGACCAGAAAGAGCCACAATACAACCGTTATCAATTGCTGTAGCAGTAGAACCAACATAATATTTTACAGATTTAATAAGCGCACCATTATACTGTGCGGAAACATTGTCTAAACGAACAATTCCATGTGCCATATTTCATACCTCAACTTTCATTTTTTAATTTATTCTTTGTCTTTATATTCATCAAATAGACCACCATAAGGTGCACTATCAGAAGAAGGTGTATTATCAACCTTTACCACAACAGGAACATTCTCAACTGGTTTCTGTGCGCTAAAGTTTGCTTTTGACTTTGCAATAACTTTACCAAGAATTGCATAGCATTTGTTTTCGATATCTTCAAGTGCTGTATCGCCAACATTAGCTTTAAAATCAGTGAATTCCTTATCATCCTTTAAAGATTCAAAATCACTCTTAGCAAAAATGGCATCAATCTGTGCCTGATGTTCAGCCGCAGTTTTATCAGCCTTATATGTACGAAGTTCATCAACATCCTTTTCAAGTGTTTTATAATTTTTCTTATACTCATCAAATTCTGTCTGAAGTCTAAAACAATCTGCTTTTACCTTTTCATACTCAACTTTATAATCAATCACGTTATCTTCTTTTTTATTTTCAATATTCTGTTCTACTTTATTCTCAGATTTATTAAGTTTATTATTTTCTTTATTCATTCCTAACTCCTTTCTGTGCTTATTAATATGATCCATGGGAGCACCTGTTAATTTCTGTTGCATTGCACGTTTATATGCTGCTTCAACCCCTGCAACATCAACTACCATTTTCCCATCTACAATATCATGATGCGGATATCCTACATCATTAATTGAAATATCTCCAGAAATATCCTCTGGAATTACAGCATATGCCTCTTTAACAAGTGCTTTATGGTTACTCGCTTTAAGACATTTATTTAAAAATGTTGCACCCGGGTTTTTCCAACTATTAGAATTTTTAGCAGAATCTTTGGTATTATCAATATCGATTTTATCTTCTGTACCAAGTTTATCCCCAACAGAAAATTCTTGCTTATTTTTATTTTCAGCCAATCCTTTATCACCGTCCTTGCTAAAATCTTTATTTTTGTTAAAATTCATAGCTATTTGATATTCATTAAGCCTGTCTTTAATTTCTTGCGCTAATGTCTTGCTGAAATTAGCAGTCACATTTGAATCAATCATTGCAGGTTGAATACTTGCATCAGTTGTCGATAAAATACAACACCCATCAAATTTAAAATTAGTAAAAGTAAAAGTGCCATCTTTGTTTTCTACCCCTTCCATACTGTCAGGGTCTAATTCCATGCTCTGTCCTTTTACTTTGTCTCTCTTAAATATGTCAATTGCTTTATCAAATTTTGTCCATAAAAGACCATCTACTTCAAGATAATCTCTAGTTTGTCCATCAGATGAAACTTTTGTAACCCAACGAGGATTGCAACTATCTCCCGGTATTACCCCAAACGAATGTCCAGCATAAACATATTGATACTGTCCAGTTTCATCATTTATAACAAGGTTATATTCATGTGCTTGAAAATCATCTGGATTACCAGTTCCATCTTCCATTTTAATATAGCCTAAAATAGGAGTATTTTTAATTGAATCAATATTGGCATCTACAACTTCTTTAGAAAAAATACTTCCATTATAATTTAATCCAGTATGAAGTACATCAATAGTTACATTTAAAAATCGAGTATCTTTTGTTTCAACTGTATTTGTAATAGAAAAAGTTACAGGTAAAGACGAATGTTTTTTCCTATCCATCTCTCTCACCACCTTTCAAAAATATAAAAATAAAAGACGGCGAGAAATCACCGACCTTTAATTACAAATTATATATTTAGATTTATTAACAACATTAAACTCAAAAAACGGTATTTTCTCAAATATCCATATATTATTTACAAAATTATTTAATTTATAACCTTTTTTACTAAATATTTCTTTTAATTTTTTATCTGTAATATATGTATAATTTAATAAATCACCACCTATCATTCTCTTATAATCAGAACTTGGGCCCCTTTTCCGTTCAGATATATAATTACATAAATCTATTTTGTCTCCTTGTTTTAAATATTCGCAAATAGTTGACTGAGATAAACCTAGAATACTTGCAATCATTGTTGTACTTTTAATACCATAATTCCATAAATCACAAGATTGTCTAATAAACGAATTTAAACTATTTTTGTGACATTTGTTCCAATCAACATTTGATAAATCATAAAAATTTTTTAAATTAGTATTTAAGATTGAATTCCTAATCCATTCTAATCCACTTTCTCTACAATCAATTACAATATAATGATTTTCATCTATTCCATTTTTAATTGCTAATTGCTTTTTAAATTCATCATTTTCTTTTTGATATATTAAACCCATATTCTTATGATCACTATTTTTAAAAATAAAGCTATTATGATAATGTTGTTCTCCATTTACTTCAATAATACAACCAATATCACTAACATAGAAATCATATTTTTTATCATATGACCAATTAAATTTCTTTTGATATTTAAAATTAACATTCAGTTGCTTTAATAAATTCATTATAAATTTTTCGGGATATGATATTCCATCACTACAATAATTGCAAGATAATCCTTGATAGCTAACATCATTTATCGGTTTTTTATATAAAATATTTCCGCAATTAGGACACTTCCAATTTACTTTTTTAGAACTATGTTGCATATATTTATATCCATCTTCGGGATTAGCTAATAATTTTGCTAATTCAGGATTGGTCGTCCACATATCATTAAATCCCCTAACTAATACTTGGTTAGCACAAGCGGGACAACCATGACCTCTTACACTTATTAATTGAGGCGAAACATCCCAAATATATCCACATTTACAGCATTGACATTTAATTTTAGTATGATTATTTATATATTTACCAATTATAGCAATCTTAGGATTGATTGTTTTCATTTTATTTATAAATTGATATGTATTCATAAATTTACCTCCAAAATATATTTCAAAATAAAAGTGGAAATTACGATTTATGTAATCTCCACTCGGTTAGTAAATTATTTAATTTAATTGTTCCTTCAAAAACCCAATATTTCTTTTTTGTCTTTTCATGTATAGACGAAATAATCACTTTTTGATTTTTTTGAACTAGAAAATTCTTAAGCGGACAAGAATAACAATAAAACAATTTTTCCAAATATATTCCTCTTTCTAAATAAATTATTTATCATCATTTTCATCATTATTTTGAGTTTGTTCGCCTGATTCTGTCAATGGCTTATTTTTACTTGCATTACTCGGTCTACCATCATTGGAACTTAATGTACTACTAGTTTGCATAGGCTTCCAATTTTTAAATCCTAATACATCTTCTAATTCATTACAACATATAACATCCGATGGAGACATACCAATAGATGCAGCATAAAGACTTCTCGATCCTGGTACTCCATCATGAGCAGCTCCTTGGTATCTTTTACAAACATCATCTTCATCATAAATACTCTGATTAAGAAAATGTACTTTAAAATCATATGGTAAGTTCATATTTTTAATATATTTATTTACCCAATTTTCAACTTGACGAAGCAATGCAAAAGAAATAGCCTGATCATTTTTAATTGATAATGCCAAACTTGAACTTGATGTATTTTCACCACCAAATAAATTAATGGATGAGCCAGCAGATGTAAATAATTCCTTTTCTGCATTTTGTACAGCATTATTTTCTTTTGTAGTCGTATTTTGAAAACTTACAGAATCCATTTTCATAGGTGTTTGAATTACTCCAACTTGAGAATTGACATTCGCACAAACTTGATTATAATATTTATCACATATATCACTATCTAATGTAAATTCACCATTATCATTAACTGGAATCTGTAATGCAATAATCTTATAATGGTCTAAAATTTCACCTGTTTTAGTAATTAATTTATAATCTTCAAGATTTAATATATCAGGGAAAATAGCTGCAAAAGGTGGAAAAGAATATAACAATTGATCTTCATTAACTTTAATACAAATTTGATTAGGTGGTTCTTGCCATCTTAATTTAGAATTACCTTTAATTTTTTTACCTTTTTTACCATTTACAATTTCTTGATAACCTGTATAAGCATAATACATCTGTTTTATTGTAGTTCCATATGAATCAAGAAGATATTGTCGTGTCTTAAAATAATCAAAATCAAGACTATATATTAAACATCCATCTTCCTTAGATGAAATTTTACAAAAATCTGGATTTACTGGTACAATATCAAAGGAATCCTGTGTTTCAAAATATAATCCACAAAAAATATCTTGATAAAAACATATATTAAAAATTTTAACTAATTGGGATTTAAAATTAAATTTTTCGAGTAAACTTACTACTTTTTGATAATTTACAAGAAATGAATTTTTATTATAATTTTTAGGTAAATTATAAGGAGCAATATAATAATTAAATGTAGGCAATTTGCTAAAATAATTACATAAACGGCGATATTGACTTGAATTAACATAAAGGAATATACTCATATCTCTAATTTGCTTTTCACACTGTTGAGGTTTAGAAAGAAATTCAACAACCTTTTCTTTTGGGTATTTTGTGAGCAATACACTTTCTTTACGATTATTTATTAAATCCTGAACAATTGTTTTTGAAAGTCGAGAAAAATTTAATCTGCTAATTCTTTCAAGATTCTTTTGATATATTTGTTCCTTTGTAAGTGGGGGAGATGAAGTAGCTTTATTTTGTTCTTTTTCTGACAATATTAAATCACTTCCTTTCTATTCATAAATATACTTACAATACCATTATTTCTCAGTAGGATTTATATGATATTTTCTATCATCTTTTTCAACATTGTTATCATCCAAAAGTAATACTGATGCTTCAATCGTACTCAAATCGCTTAAGTCCTTATCAATAACTTCTACATGTTTTACCATTGGATGTAAATTAGAGTATTCTTTTGGAAGTTTAGACTTAATAATATTTTCAATATCCTTATAGGTACAGTAAACTTTTACCATTTTATATTCCATTATTATAAAATCTCCTTTATTCTTTACATTGTTAAAAGTTTTGGTTGACGGAATTTAAAAGAAATGTTTGTGATTTGTTGTTTTGGCTTGGTCACTAAATCTTCTCGTCTTAACAATGCTAAAGCATATGCTCCCATAGCCATAGTGTAGGCTTTATCATCGTGCATCTTATTCTTTTTGTCTTTTGCAAGTTCATATTGAACACCACCGTTTGGTGTATCATATCTACACATATAAACCATTTCATTTTTTGCTAAATTGCATTGCACCAACGATATTTGTTCCTCGCTAGACAATTTATACTCATAAGATTCACCTTTATCATTTTGCATCAGCAAATAATCTTTCCCATCATAATCAGGAAACTCTATCAAATCCAATTTTGTCATTTTTTCAAGAGCATTATAAATTATTTTTTTATATCCTTCTGGATCAATAAGATGTACAATTGGCATAGCATTTACATATTTCTTACGAGATGTCTCATATTGTTTATGAACTGGGTCAATAATACCTTTATGTAATATTCCTTCATCATCTTTCCAATCTTCCATTAATTGATCAGCAACAGCAGAAATGCCACCACCACCTGAACCTGAATCAATATAGAAGTCAATATTTTCCCATTCCGCACATCTCTCACCCTTATAATTTAACAATTGTTGTTTTATAATTTTTAGTTGTTCAGTCATAGGTAATGGAGTCTTATTTTTTGTATCTTTATCAATCATTGATATAATATTGACAAGTTTTAGTTTATAACCAATTTTATCATCACTAATTACTTTAAAAATACTCAGAATACTACCATCAAAATTTCGTGCAGGGTCATAACAAAAAATATAATGACTTTTATCTTTATTAAATAATTCAGGAGCATAAACAGATGAATTTTTAATAATGGTTTCCATTCTTACTACGGCATTTTGTCCAGCACCATGTTGAAACTTATTATATAATTCTCTTTCTGCCGCATCTGGATCGTCTTCAATCAATTTGTCTATCTGTTCTTTTGTTAAATGAGATTTAATTTTTTCACCATCAACAGTAGAAAAATTATAAATTGCGTCAACATTCAAATCAGCAACAAAATAGTTCGAATCTCCCTCAATCATTTTCATACTATATCCTCTATATCGTTCATAAAAAGGATATGTAACATCACCCGCACTTGAAGCATAAAGGAGCTGAAGGGGCATCTGGATAGGATCGTAATATTTTGTTTTATTAACACCAAGTCCAAAATTTGTATCAACGTTTGCAAAGTTTTCAGTAACAGCCATTTGTTCCTTTGTTTGCCACGCCGTTTCATCATAAAATACAGAACCACGTTTACCACGAAGAGCATTTAAGTTTGTAGACAATGTAAGTAGTTCAGAATCATTGTATAAACGAAAAGTATGACCGGCAGGATTATGTAAAAATCCAGTATCACTTGTGCTTTTTTCAACTTCATTTGCAAATATATCTGTAACCGTTTTAAAAGATGGAATACGCTGTAATGCTAAATCTTCAATTTTACCAAAAACTTCAAAACTTTGAGCACTACTATTAGTTGATACGAAAACTTTATAGTTTGGAATTAATAGCATCTTTGTCTGCAAAAACACTGCCGCCAAAGTTGTTTTACCAGAACCACGACAACATAACCAAACTACATATGGCTTAGTCCAACTCTGCATAAAACACCATTTCTGATAATCCATTAATTTAATGCCAAAAAAGTATTCACTAAACCATATTGGATTTTGTCTTCCTAATTGAATAATTTTTGAAAGTTTTGCATATTCTTCACACTTGCGTTGACTCAACTCATGTTTTGTCATAGGTGCATAATATTCCAATTAAAACACCTACTTCCTTTTATTTTTACTTTCAATATCAGATAATTTATTTTTTAATATTCTATTTTCTTCTTGTTCTTGGTCTAATTTTGATTTAGCATCTTGTATCATTTCTCTTTGATTTTTAATAATTTCTGTATAATCATTAGCATCAAAATTTAATTGTTTCATAATACTTTCATTGCTTAAATCCGCAATTTGTTTCATTGCATTAGAAGTGTTTATATCAAACAAATTTACTTTAATGTTTTCATATCCATCTTTGGTCAATTGCTTTATTTTTTCAGAAAGTGTATTACGACCGGCTTTTGAATTATCATTATAATTAGATGATAAATTATTATCTTTAGCAATTTTAGTAATACTATCAAGTAATTGAGTTTTAGTGAAAGTTAAATTTTTAATTCTACTTTCATCAGGATGATCTAATAATAATTCATTGTTAATAAATTCATCTAATTTTCTACATTGAAGTTCTGATTGAGTTATTTGAATCACACTTTGAACTTTATGACCATCTTCTTGAATTCCTTCTGAATCACAATATCCAGCTAATATATTAAAACAATATTTCCTATCATTATCAGTCATTCCACAATTATCAAATGGATCATAACCAACAACAGAGATAGCAAAATTCATATTTTGTTTATCTGATTTACTCCATTTAGATTCAATTTCCTTTTTAATTTCATTATCCGATTTTTCCAATTCTCCATTAACTAATGTATTTGCAAATGTTTGAAATTGATACTGTTGAAGTTGTATTTGCCGTATATATAATCCAACATTAAAAATCGAATTATTTTCTGTTATACTTTTATATAATGAACCATAAAAAGGTATGTCTAAATAATGACAACAAATTTTAAGAGCGGTTTCTTCTGATTTGTATCTTTGAGCAGATTCTTGAAATAATTTTGAAATACAATCTTTACAATATAAAACATGGTTATTAGAATTTAACCACAATGGACTCCATTTGCTTGTAAAGAACTGCGATTCTTTTTTTTCAATTCCACAACAATTACAAGTATATAAATTTGTGGGAACTTTTCTATCAACAGATTTACTTTTTCTTGGCAAATAACCGCTCCTTTCTTTATAAATTAAGCACTCAAATCTTTTTCAGATTTAGCGCTTTGCAAATATTCATCATAATACATCCATATTAATTTATGGCCACTTAATTTTCCTGCCGATTTAATCGTACCAATACAACAAGCAGATATATTAGAAATATGATAAAAAGTTTCTGCTTCTTTTACGGAATTAAAAATCTTAAAATTATTTAAACATATTACTTTATGATTACTTCCCTCAATACGTGCTTTTCTGCCATCATAATCGCATAAGTTTACTTGACTACCTTTATTTAAATATCCAACAACTGTTCTTTGAGGAATGCTTAATATTCTTGAAATATCTTTTGTTTGTTTAATACCATTATTATATAAATTACATACAGATATAACTCTTGATTTTATACAACGTCTTTCGCATTCAGTCCAATTAATATTAGACAAATCAAACATTTCAACTAATTTACTACTTAGAATATGATCTCTAATCCATTCCATATTTGAGTATCTACAATCAATCACTATATAATGATCATCATTTATTCCATTCTCTTTTGCTAATTGTTTTTTAAATTTATCATTATCCTGCTCCTCTTTTAATGTCCTACCATTCCCATGAATTAAAATCGGATTACTATAATGCTGAATCCCATTACATTCAACAATATTTTCTTTTCCATTTTTAATAAAATAAAAATCATATCTCTTATTTTCAGACCATATAAAAGTCTTTTGAGTTTCAAATTTAACATTCAATAATAACAATAAATTGTACATAAAGCTTTCTGGGTATTTAACTCCACTTGAACATTTTCTACAAAATAAACCATTTTGTGAAACATTATGTACTGATGAATTAATTTCATTACCACAATTAGGACAAATAAAAACTTCTCTTTTACGAGAATTTGGTAATAAATTGTATCCATGTTCTTTGTTCTTTAATAGTTTAGCAATATCAGGTCTTAATATCCATAAATCTTTAAAACCTTTAAATGCTTTTAATCCTTTACATACAGGGCAACCTTCTCCTCTTTCAATATGAGCCAAATCTGTATCCCATATATATTTATCTATTTTACATTGTACTTTAACTTTTACTGTACACCCTTTATATTTTCCCATAATTTTAATATTTGGATTTAATTTAGCAACTTTACTCTCAAATTCTTCTTGCGTATATATTTTTTTATTCATAATATTTAACCATCCTTTTTAAACTAATTTTTGTATTTCACTTGATTCCATTTCTTTATAATTTCATCAAGTTGTTTACTTTTCTCAAACATAAAATAAGGTGTTTGTGTTTTAGGATTGATAGCTTTAGTAATGTACTGCAATCCGTTTTCTTTGATAAAGTCTTTCATTTTAAAACTATAACAATAAAAATATTTACTGTTTATTTAAATCATCCTTTCAAATCGACCAAATCAAATATCATTTATATTTAGCAATTATCAAGTTATTACCTTAATAATCACATATAAAAAGAGCGATAAGCTATTGCCTACCGCTCCTATAACTCTTAATAATTATTCAATATCAATCTTTACTGATTTTTCTTTATTCTGTTCTGCTTCCTCTTCCTCTTTTGTTTTTTTAGCATCTAAATAAATATATGCCATACCATTTTCAGCTTCTCCTTTAATTCTTACCAAACGATCTAAAAGTTCATCTGAAATAGGAATATTTTCATAAAAATGATATTGTATACCTCTACTATCTGTTGTACCACTAATCTTAATATTTTTACCTTGCATAGTAGCTTTAATATCATTTTTATTTACGCCAACAGCTCTAACCGATGCACGAAAATGATCATAATTATCATTGAAAGAATTATCGCCATTATCAGGTTTAAACAATTTTACCCAATGTACAGGATGTACATCTTGCGTAAAATCAGTAAAAAACTTACCAAACGGTTTTCCAAATAATGCCTTGTCATAATTATTAATTACAGACAAACCATCCTTCATTTCGTTACTAAAATCATCATTAAAAACATCATCAAAAATTTCATCAAACATAAAAAATACCTCCTAAAAATTTAAAAAATAAAATATTTAGCAGAATAAATCTGCTATGGCATGGTCTGAAAGATTCGGACTCTCATTAACGGTTTCGGAGACCGCAGTGTTACCATTACACCAAGACCATATAGATAGGGAAGACCATCACAATCTTCCCATTAGATCAAGTATCTACTATGTGCTTATCAGCACTAGATAAATCATTTAATTTTCAAATTCGTTATCGCCCTTAAATCCAAAAATAGTAACATTCCCAGATTCAATTTTGTCCATTACTTCTCTATTCGAATCCTCATATACAAAACAATCATCTGACTCAGTATAAATATATCCTGTGCTATATTCATTATCCCTATAGGCAGGTTCACACCAAAGTTCAAAATCATTGTTAATAGTTAGTACATATTCACCGTTATATTCAAGTCCATTATAATCAACATCCTGCATATTAAACATAAAACCATCATCGTCAGTTTCAATAGCCATAAGGCATCTAATAAGGTCTTCTGTCAAATCACCATTCGCTATAATATCAATAGAATATGAATCGTCATTAACATGATCAAGAATCTTATCTACAATCGTATCAACAAACCCATGAATACAGCAATAATCCTTTACTTCATGTAGTTTAGTTTTCATTACTTACAAGACTCCTTCAGACTCTTACCAATCCTCACTTTTACTGCCTTATGTGCTGGAATAGTGATTGGCTTATTAGCACGAGGGTCGTGTCCCTGCCGCTCTGCAACATCTGCTACATAGAACTTTACAAATCCAGAAAGGTTTACCTCTTCGTTTGCTTCCATTGCTTCCTTTACAACATCTTCAAAAGCTACAAGTGCCTTTTCAGAGTCAGATTTCGTAAGACCAGACTTTTCACTAATTGAATTTACAACATCATTTTTAAGCATTTATATAAAACTCCTTTAATATTTTAATAAAATAAACGCCGTCAATAATTAGTAACGACACATCTATTACGGTCGATGCAAACTGTAGCATTAAGGTTCCACATTTATTAATCGCATAATGGAAATAATGCGATAATCATTGGTTGTTTAATTCTCCATAAGTTTTTTTATTTGTTCTGCCCACATTCTATGAACAGATATTCTATTTAAATTTTACTTTATATCGCGTTCTACGATTAATTTAATTTAATATTATATTCTTGAACTTTTCCTTTACCTTCTTCAAGAATAAATAATGTAGCTCCAGCATTAGACGTTTTGTTTAGAGACATGGCATAATCATCAACACCCATAATACTAGGAATATTAATAACATTTCTATTAACTCCTACACACTTACCAGATTCATGATGTAGATGTCCACCAATTAAAATATCAATATGAGTATTATATGTATTTGAAAAATCTTTAATAGCTCTTTCCATATCTTTAACTTCCCCATGAATGCCAAGCACATTCAAATTACATAAATTCGAGAAAATCAAACCTGTTGGATTAATATTGATATTAAAGTTAGGATTATCTTTTAATCTTTCTTTTATAATTTCTCTAACATATAATCCAGTATTATCATCTTTAAATGTCCCTTTAGGTTGACCTAACATTCGCAATTCTGAATGATTGCCAAATACCATTTGATAATCTACATTTACATATTCAGTTAATTTATTTAACCAATTGCAAATAAAATTAGCATATTTAATTGTAGATTCAATTACACCATAACGTAATTTCATAAGTTGTTTAACTCTCAAAAGACCATCCGTAAAATCACCCATAGAAAATACATTCAACTTAGTAATGCTTTCTCTATTTATAATTTCTACAACCTGATTGAGCAAATCCCACATACGATCTTCAAATATTTCAGGATTGTAAGCATTTAAAATTTCATTATACAATCCTCTAATTTCAAATTCTGTATTATAATGCTCATCACCAAAAGCAAGACAAAATTCTTTATCATTATGTTTTACAGGCAATACATCTGGAATGGATAGGGGAGACAAACTATCAATAGCATTCAATATTTTTTCAAGAATTAATTCATCTCGTGCATTCTCTCTAAGCCATCGATTATTTTCAAGTTTCTCAGTTTGTAATTTATAACGTTCTTTTTGAAGTTCACGAATTTGAGACTGTAGTTCGTTTACACTATCAGTAGATGTTGCAAATTTGTTCTGATTGCCTTGAAACATCTTTTGAAATGATTGATACTGCTTACGATAACGTGATTCAGTGTATGAATAATGTAGTTCGTTATTTATAATTTCTGCTACATCATCCCATGATCCAATAATATCTTTTTTGCTACATACCCGATATATATACTGTTCTTCATTCTCATCTAAATTTCTTTTAAAATCCTGCGATATTACTCTTCATTCCCTTCATCTGGAATTAATATATTGTTATACAATATCCTGACCATAATCAACAGTTAGCTTAACAT